CACCACTAAGAACTACTCCATTAGCTGTTATTGTTCCTGGAGTTACTAGATTACCAGAACTATCTCCACTAATCCAAGTAACTGTTGCAGAATCATTATGACCAACAATTTTTAATTGATGATCCCCAGTTGCTGAATCAGCATTAACAGCTGCTCCAATCATTACATTACCATCTCCAGAAGTAATATTTTGTCCAGATTGATAACCTATATTAATATTATATAAACCTGTTGTTATAGAATTTCCAGATTCGTTACCTAATCCTGTATTATGACGACCGCTTAAAATTGATTGACCAGAATTATATCCAATCATTGTATTGTTATCACCAGTAGTAATTCTTTTTAAAGCATGAATACCAACTCCAGTATTTGCTTGAGCNGAATTTAAAGTTCCTGTTGTTGTGTGACCAACTAATAAACTTCCTGTAAAATTAGTTCCACCTATTTTATGAGGTATAGCTATGGCAGCTACTGATAAAGTAGTACCGTCTCCAAACGTTGTGTAAATTTCGTTAAAGTTATCGTTTATTAAATCACCGCCGGCACGTAAGGATGTACCTGTTCCATCATTTGCACTTGATCCGATATTTAATGTTTGTTTAGCCATTTAGTCTCCTACTATATTTATAACACATCTGACTTATCAAATGTTATTTGTGTTGAACTAAATTTACCTGTTGAACTATCAAAAGTACCATCTTCATCTCTAATTACGGTAGGAAACGCATATTTCATACTTAAATTCTTACCGTGTTTATTAGAAGTCAATAAAAATATAGGCACTGCTTGTCCGTCTAGAGCAGTCTTAGTACCAGTTACTTTTAGTCTATTTAAATTTTGAAATGTATTTGCAAAAGATTTCGGTGATGTCAAACCAAATGCAGTATTAGCATATCTATTTAAAGAACCATATCTAGGTCCAGCATATGCATAACCACTTTTAACATGGTGTGTAACACCTGAATTATCTGTAATTAGATTTCTAGGTCTACTTAAATAATCAATTTTTAAACCTGGTCTAGATAACGTTAAATCTCTAGTGTTAGCTGCAAACGGATCTCTGTAATCGTTACCAGCATCAATATTACCACCTACATGAGCGTTAGCTCTTAGAGATGTACCATCTGTAGTTGTTCCTAATCTTCTACCAAAGACAGTTGTAAATAATGTGTTAACAAGTGATAATAATGGACTTTCTTCAAGACCTGAAGTAACACCTTTAACTGGACCTTTTGCTGTAACTGTAATTCTTGATTCAATATCTACAAGACCCGTAAAATAAAATCCTGCAGTATGCATGGTCTTTTTAAATGAATCACGCCATTGCGTAATTGAACGACCAACTTTTATTACATAAGAATAATCTTGATAATATAAACTATCTTGTATTCTCATTGTAGTTTCAGAAATTTTACCTTTTTCACTTATAAAGGCACCGTCTGTGTCAGTTACAGATACTACATTTACTGTTGCTGTTGCAACATCTAATTTTTTAAGAACACATGTTCCTCCGGCTGATGATGTAATTGTTTCGTTAATAGCAAATGTACCTGTTACAGATTTAATTCTTAATAATCCTTTATTAATATCAAAACTGTGAATTGTACCTGTTGCTGATGATGTGCCACCTGTAACTGTATCTCCAGCTACAAAAGGTAAAATAACATTTGTAACAATCATGTTATTAAAGAAACCTAAAATAGGTGGTGTAGGTGATTGTTCATAACTTCTACCTAATGAAACAGTTTTTAATCTTTCAATTTTTCCTATATTGTCACCATATGTTCTCACTGTCGCACCTGTTCCAGATGTTGATGTTATACTAACAGTAGGTAATGATGTATATTGACTACCACCATTAATCAAAAATATTTCTTCAACAGTTTGTAAACCTGTAAATTTTTCTTGAACAATTACATTACCTGAATATTGATCGCCTTCAGTTGTAGCTTCTTCTAAAACAATTCTATCTTCTACACCTGAGGCTAAAGATGAACTGCCGTTTTGGTCAGCAATACCACCATTTACAATTTTTACAAATCCAGAAGCATTGTTACCATTTGTTCCTGTGTTTGCAAAAACTAAAGGATCTCCTATTTCGTAACCTGTTCCTTTACTGTCAACAAAAATTTCTGTAACACTACCTGGTCCTATTTCTTCAACTTGAAATAATGCACCTTCTCCACCTGCTGTTACATTTATACTATCGGAAATAGAATTTAAAGAACCGTCATTAGTAATATTTTTTTGTCCTGGAATACCTGTAACATTTGATTTAATAAAATAATCATCTTCATCTGTAGTTGTACCTTGTATTTCTTCACCTACAGTAAAAGTACCATTTATACTATCATCATTTAAAATCAATTGAGTAACAGTAGAGGCACCAATTTGAAAAGTGGATGTATTTTCTATAATAGCAGTTGCATTAGAAGTTTGACCTGTAATTGTTCTACCAATTAATTGTGTTGCGTCACCTACAGAATTAATTACTCTTAATACTTTTAGTGAATCAAATTGACCATCTGAAGCTTTAAACATTTGTTCTCTAGGATAAATTGTTTCGGATGCTTCATTAAATAATATTCTAAAAAACATTTCATGGCCACGAGCTGAACCCTTAGACCTATAAAGTGATTTAATATTTTTAACTAAATTTCTTTTATTAACACCTGCCGCTAAATTTTCTGGTAAAGTTGCAAGAAACTCATCTCGCATATTAAATAAAAAATGATTGATAACACCGTCAGGATCCCTAAAGTTAATTAAATCTACAATGTTACTTACAGGATTTGGTTTATAATTTTTAATAGTTGCTGTAGCGCCTGAAGTTTGTCCTACAACTTGTTCAGTAAGACCAAATTTATCTTGTGCTGAAATAATTATTTTTAAAGGGTCTGAATTTTCTGTAATAACAATTGCTGTTGCACCTGATGTTTGACCTTTAATAGTTTCGCCTCTAGTAAATGTTCCTACTGGAGTTTCTTCTAAAAGTATTTTATCACCAGCGTCTAATAATGTTCTAGCTGTATCTTTACGACTAGAGTTTAAAACTAAATTATTTGTTTGACCCGTTTCTGATTGTAATAATATACCGTCTGTAGCTTGAACACTTGAAAAAGATAATTCAGCAGATTCTAATAATTGATAATATGTTTTTAAAAATTGTGCGAATTTTGGGTGGTCAGCAACAACAAATTCTGGTAATTGGCTGTTAAGTATTGTAGAAATTTTTTCATTAAATTTTGCCATTGCTCATTAATAACTTGACGTTGTTGTATAACCTACACCAGCATCAGCTGAACCTCCTACAAATGTATCAGGTGATAAACTAATATTTGAATTTGATACATCTATTTCTACAATTTGATCTCTTACAGGAACAATATCATTTGAATCTGGAATTACTGTTATTTCAATATTTGTAGATGTCGAACCTCTTATATTAGAAATAGATGAAACATTTAAAGAGTTAATTGTTATTTGACCATTACTGTAATCAATTGTGCCTTGTGTTTCATTAGAGTATGTTCTAATACCTGAAGCTAAATAATATCTTCTAACATTACCTTGACCATCATCATCTAAAAATTGTTCTATATCACTGCCTGTTACTTTAAAACCTGTTGAAGTTAATATACCACCTGCTGTTGAATTATGACCAGAATGAGGATTAAATAATGCATTTCTAAAATAGATGTCGTACCTTGTAGATGAAGCTAAAGTAGGTGTAAAATTTTTTCTAATTTTAATATTTGTTATGTTTGATAAAATACTTGTATCAGTACCGTCAATTAAACCGGTTAACTTTGAATGACGATAAATTGAATCAAACTTTTGTAAAGTATTTGTGTTATAATTTGTTAAAGTTGTTATTACATTAGATTTTAATGTATCAGCAGAATTTGTTGTAGAAGCAGAATCATATTTTACATTAGATGTAACTAAAACCGAAGTTACTTCAGGATCTACAATTTGTGGAGATACAGAAGCTACATTATATGGTTTTAATGAATCTATAATAGATTGTTTAGTTGTTTCTGTAAGTGTTGAACCTGAAGCTGCCTTAACACCTATTTTTATAATACCATACCTTGGTGTTTCGTCATCTTCACCACCCCAAGCACTAACTGATAATGCATTAGGATAAATTTGTTTTACTAAAGTTTCGTAATCAGTTGTTGTTACAGCTCTTTCTTGAGCAGCGTAATTTAATGGAGCGTTGTGTCTAATTGAATCATCTGATTCACTTTCAGAACCACCTTGTGAACTAGATACAGTAGAAATTGTAACATTTGAAAATCCACCTATTGTTCCTGATAAACTAAAAGAACTTGCACTATTTGATAATGTTTTATTTGTAACAATATATTCAAAGATAACAATATTGCCATCTGATAAAGATTGACCGTTTACACCATCACCAAAATAAACTTCATATCTTCCGTCTTTGCCTTCTTGTATAAAGTAAACTTTTGAACTAGAAGTAACATTATTATAACCACCTGCTAATGTGTAAGTATTTGTTTTTGTGTCACTTGAACTTTCTTGTACTTTAACTAACAATGTTGACGTATCTGCATTTTCTGTTGGTAAAATAAATTTTTGGTCAACATCTGTACTGTCAGCAGTATATTTAAAAGTTACTAAAGTGCCTTCGTAAATAGGAACGCCAGAAAATTTGTAAACACCATTTGATGGAGTAATTGTAATATCTGAATTATTTACATATTGATAAGTTGTATTATCAACATTAGTAGTAAACACTGTTCCTTTTGACATTGTAACACTTGTGCCTGTTGCATTGTTAAGTGTAACATCAATAGAGGCCATAGGTGCTCTTGGTGATGATGGTGTGTAACCAATCATCTTCGCTAGTGATACAATATTGTTTCTTAAATCTGCACTATCAAGATATAATTCATTTGTTGCCATGTTGGCAAGAAAAGCTAGATAGTGAGTATTGTAAGATAGTATATCTAAAAGAATATTTAAAGAACTACCTTCAAAATCATAATCTTGAAATTCTGTTTGACCTTGTAAAAAACTTTTTAAGTTAACTTTTATTGCGTCAAAGTCGTAATCTGATATAACAATTTTATTTGCACCCGTAGCCATTTATTATCTTACCCTTTGTAAAAATGTTTGCACTTGTTGTGGACCTGGTACACCTACTACATAAAAATATATGTCAACAACTAATCTATTACCATCTTGGTCATCATCAACTTGAACACTTTGTAAATCTACTCTTGGTTCATAATTGATCAAAACTTCTTCTATTTTTCTTTCTAAAAAAACTTTAGTCATAGGTGTAAAGTTTTCAAAAAGTAATTCTCTAATACCACATCCTAATTCTGGTTGAAATGGTCTCTCATAAAAGTTAGTCTGTACTAAATTCTTTACAGCTCTTTTTACAGCTGTTATATCTTCAACTACATTTACATCATTTGTAACTGCGTTTCTAGCAAAATCTAAGTCAATATCTCTAAACGATCTAGAATTTCTTTTACTTTTACTTTGAGATTGTGAATCGTATATTGACATAACTGTAATATTTATAATGTTTATCTAACCATTTGCAAAAACATTTGATGAACCAGAAGCTGAACTATTTGCAACCCAGGATCCATGACCTGCTGTTGCGTCACCTTTTCTATGCACTTTTTTACCATTAATAAAAACATTTGGACTACCTGCGTCCGCTGGGTCTCCACATGAAGTAGTATCTCCAACTCTTACAGTTTTTGCACCATTAGTAAATACATTTTCTGAACCTGTTGCATAAGGAGTTTGATGAAATGGGTTAGGTGTAGGACTAGCATGTCCTACATGTTGATCTAAACCTACTCTACTAATTGCCGGCATTTTTAGCCTTTAATGCTAATCTTCGTTTTTCTTGTAAAATTGATTGTCTTAATTTTCTACCAATTGGTATTACGATTGAATGACACATCTCTTTACCCTTTTTACTGATATATTCAACGCTAATCATCTTGTCTTTAAAATTGTCTTGTACAGACCTTACTGCTTTTTTTAAACTTATATCTTCTTTTTCTTTTTCAACGCCATCTGCGTTCCAAAACTTAAATAATCTCATTTTTGGCATAATTTAACTTTCTATATTATATTTTTCTTCATCAATATACGAATCACAACGGCAATTATTACAACAAAGTATTAAAATGTCTTTATTATCGCCATCTTTGTGTTCCTGTGTACAGGATGTTCCACAATGACAGTTATGTCCGCAATTTTTACAATTTTTCATGTTAATACTATTTATATTAAAAGTCACAGCTCATATTAGCTGCTCGCCACTCTGATTCGCTAATATTTTCTTTATTTTTAACAACTGATTCGCCTATTTTTTCGTAATTTGGCATAATTCTGCAATTTTCAACGGTTTTTGAGCAAGAGACAAGAACAAAAAGCGAACAGACAGCAAAAAAAGCGTATTTTTTCTTCATTTTTTGTATTTTTTGCTTGCTTTCTACTTTGAATTGTGATATAATAATCGTATATTTAGAAAGGAAACACTATGAATACATTTTTTGGTATAACAACAATTTTAGCTGCTATTTTAGCAGTTGGTTCAATCGAGGATTGTGGCGGTCATTGTATGGGAAATGATAATTGGACAATGTTTATTATTTGCTTGACATTTATGATTATTTCTGGTATAATAACCCTATTAACAATGAAAGAAGGACAATAACTATGAAAACAAGACAAAAAAAAGTATTTGATAAAGTAGTAAATCCACTATTGATTAAACACTTGACATCTGTTGGTCAATGTATTGCTTCAAATATACCAATTAAATATTTAAGTTATTTCAAAGAAGTATCTGCTCAAAAAAATGCAAAAAAGATTAGATACAGATACAGAGGTAAATCTGGCTTTAAAACACAATATAAAACTGGTTTACAAATGCACTATATCAGACCACAATCATTTTGTCATATGAATGGTGCCGACACATTTTCAATATATTACAGATAAACAAAAAAGGAGAAAACACTATGATAAATGTAAATAAAACTGCTGACAATTTAGAACAAGGTATTAAAAACATGATGGCTGGTGCTAAACTTGATTATGAAAAATGGTCATACAAAGGCGATGGTACATCATCTTATTCTAAACAACAAATTGATGAATGGGATTCAAAAACATCTGTTAGAGAAGGAAAAAAGTATATTAAAGTTGTACAAGAAAACGGTGTATTTTGTTTTGTTTGTAAAACTGATTTTAAACACTTTAAAAAAGGTGATATATTAAAAGCTGCTGGTTTTAATGCACCTGCTTTAAACTCTGCCAGAGGTAATGTACTTACTGGTAATTACCCAATTCAATGGACAGGTCCATTATATTTAAAATAACAGAAAGGATAATATGACACCACAAGAATATAATAAGTTGAGAGAACAAGAAATTATCGGTCAAGAAATGGCTGATGATAAAAACGAGTCTATTCAATTAAGAAAAGACATAATGAAGTTAGCATTAGCTGAAAGTGCTACTGATTGTACTATTATGTGTGGTACATTGTTTGCTAAGTTTAATGTT